TTGTTTTTCTGCCTCATCTTTACCCTTTTGTGCCATGATGGATAATATTCCACCAAGTACAGTTGAGGCACCCATACTAATAAGTTCCATTGGTATCATGACATCTTCTCCTGTTCTCGTTTTCTTCTCTCGTTTTCTTCTTTAATATGATTAATAAGCATAGTTACATATATATCTCTTTCCCATGGTATCATATTTTCTAATTCTTCTAATCTATATTTATGATGTTGCATAAGTGAAAAATTCGTTTCATAATAGGCCTCTAGGTTGTTGTGGGAGAGGCATATTGAAAAAAATCAGATAACCCCTTAAAGGTTACCATACTTTTAACTTTTGTCTTAGGGTTCTCCACTTCTACTTCACATTTTAATTGAGGCATTGAATCAAAAAACTTTCGTATATCAACAAAAGCACCTTGACTTAAATTTTCAAAAAATTCTGTTAGTTCTTCTTTACTACTATCTTTTGCTGGATATATCTTTTCCCCCTCAAATATATGGTCTACACAGTTTATCAATATTTCAAATACATCCTCTGTCTTCACATTATTTAAGTTCACACCAACCTGTGATATATCAAGTGTTGGATATGCAAATACTACACCTAACTTTCTATTTTCATCCACAATAATTTTATTAGTGTGGTCATCATCTACTTGTACCTCTACTTTGCTAATATCTACTTCAACATCAGTATAAGTTTTATTATCATCAGGACATATTACTTTAAATGAAGCAATCTCACCTACAGATTTACTTCTAATTTGTAAAAATATATACTCTATATCAAATATAGGTAATTTATTTACATCTATTTTTTCAAAAGTACATGCACTAATAATTCTTGTTACAGCACGAATCAATTCTTTTTCATCTTCTGATTCACTTGCTATCATTAATATTTTTTCTTCTTTTACCGTGAATGGTCTAAACCCTATCTTTTCATCTCTTGAAGGTAAAGTCAATTCATAAGTCGGTATTTCTACTTTTGGTAATGCCATAATATCCTCACATTATATTAAAAAAATGGTGGAAATACTCTTCCGCCTGTTAAATCTCCTATAGGTATTCTTCGTTTCAAATCACCTAATAATCCTTGTCCTGCTCTTCTTAGTTCAGGTGGTAATAATTGTAACAGTCCACCTAGTAGACCACCACCTGGATTTAGTCTGCCTGGGTCATTTGCAATTGATTTATCAAAACCACCATCACCAAGTGCCACATCAGCAGTCTTAGTAATAAAATAGTTTTGCCAATATCTATATTTAAATGTTACAGTAAATTCTATAACATTATTATTCTCATATGAAAGTGATGGTGCCCCTATACTTGTAGGGTAACAGTCATACAGTTTTACACCATGTGTTAAATCATCTCTAGCACTTGGGTCTTCAGATGAACCTGATGAGTTAGCAAATTGTCCTAGATTAAATAAGTCTATGTCTGATACATAATTATCATAAAATTCATAGTTATTAGATAAACTATTAAAAGCAGCTTTTTGCCATAATTCAAAATATTGTCTTTCTCTTAAATACTTATCTGCATAAAATGTTGCTGATAAATCACCATATGTATGGTCTGTTACAATATGTCTAGGGGCGCCTGGTCCTGTTATTACAGGTGTTGTTGTCATTGTTCTATCAGGCATAGTTATGCCTTTACAAAAGGCATTTACCCTTCTACCGTCTTGATTTTGAATTTGTTGAGTTAAATCTGATGTTGCAAAACCTCTTGTCTCAACAGGTAATCCGTCTGCATTTTCAAAGTTTTCAAATTCTTCTTCTGAACCCATTTCAGGTCCTCTTGAACCTGTTGGTAATCTAAATGAAGTATAAAATCTTCCTGACCTACCAAGTCCTTCCCCTTGCATAATGTATTGTAACATTTGATTTATTAATGCTGGTTTTGTTGAGCGTAAATCTGGATTATCAGGTACTACACCACCTTCTATCTGTCTAAATCTTGGGTCTAGTAAAATGTTATCTAAGGACCTATCTCTGTTGATACCTATTCTAACATCTGAACCAAATATTTTTACCCCTCCTTTAAAAATTGCCATTTTATTTTACCTTGTTAGCTAATCTTTTTCTATTTTTTAAATGTGCTTCTTCAACTAAACTTTTATTTTGTCCATAATATGCAACTGCATAACCTTTATCACACATTGTTTGATTTATAGATTTACCGTCTATCCACACATCACCTAAAATTCTACCAAACTTACCTGTTTCATCACCTTTGTAAGTTTTAATGGTAATCTTTTTACCATTTGATAATGCGTCTTTCAGGAAGTATTTAGACAATAAACCATACTTCTTTTCTTCTTTATCTCTTGTTCTACTCTCTGGTGTGTCAATACCAAATAATCTTACTCTTTGTTGATATAGAATATCAAATCCCATATCTAAAGTTACATCTATTGTATCTCCGTCTACCACTTTTGTTACTTTTTTTACTCTATAACTAAAATCTGTTGGGTCACCTAATTTTGGACTGGCCATATTTAACCTCTACTTCTTCCGTATACATAACTTGCACTTCTCTTTTTAAACTGTTGTACAGGTAGATATACTGCTGTAGGAGCGTCTTGTAAATCTACTCTCATAAAACCTGACCTAACTTGTGAATATAGATATTTTTTTATTGTAGGTTTTACTCTTGATAAACCACCAACTCTCTGATAACTTACATCTAATCTTGTTGTTCTGTCCATTTTACTATTTGTAGCAAATCTTTGTAATTGATTTAACAATCTAAATCTTATTGTAGGTGTTAGATAATGAAAGTTCATACCTAAAAACCCACCTCTAAATCCTTCTAATGGCAACACTAATGGAAAAGTATCATAGTATGGTAACTTCTCTTTAAACTTTGGGTCATAGAAAAATAGATTTAATCTACCTAATGAAGGTCTTTGATTAATCTTACCTTGATTATACAGTTTTCTAGCAGTTACACTATCACCTAAAGATGATACTGCATTTCTATACCATGTAGATGATTTCTGAGCACCACCTCTTTGGTCTGTTATCTTATCAAATATTGATTTTGCCATGATACTATTTATACAAAAAAGGGCATACCTATTACTAGATATGCCCTAAAGTTTTTAACAGCGGAGAGAGTATACCTCTATTCTTCTGCTAGTTTTGAAAAATAATCAAGTGTATCATCACTTTCACTAGTAGCAGACGCTATAGGGGCGCTGTTTGTACTTTTGACAGAAGCAGTAGATGTGGATGGGAGGTCTACATTTTCTACTGTATCTGTAGACTTAGTACCTGAAATTACTCTATGAAGTTTCTCTTTGAGTTCCTCATACGATTTAAAATTACTAGGTTCTAAGAATGGATTTAAAGGATATTGTTTCTCCCATATCGCCTTGATACTGTTATCATTATCAGCGATAGCAGAAACACCCTCAAATTCAGATTTGTCATAATTCCAGAAACCATCAACCTTTCTAATTTTCAGTTTGAAGTTTGCCCCACGCCAAAAATCAAATGGATTGATTGGTGATTCATCTTCAAATTGAGGTTGCATTGCCTCTGTTATCTTGTCAAATATTTTTTTACCAAACTTAAACAGTTTTACTTGTCCTTCATTTTCAGGATGTGTTGGGTCTGATACAACAAGAACATTTGAATAGTAAGATAATTTTCTCTTACGATTTCTAGCAATGCCTTTATCTGATTCAACACCTGTATTCCATAGTCTAGTATTTTCTTCACTAACAGGGTCTTTATGACCTAGTGTAGTTAAGCTGTTTTCAATATACCAACCACCTGGTCCTTGAAATGCATGAGACCATACTCTGACCCATGGCATATCTTCACCTGATGTTGCTGGTAAGAATCTTAGTACTGCATATCCATTACCTGTTTTATCAAGTTCTGGTTTCCACAGTCTTTCATCTTGGTACTTATTAGATTTTTTTGAATCCTCAGGATTGAGGTTTTCTTCTAGTGCCTTAGTTAGTTTATCAAAACCACTAGATGATGTTTTTAATGATTCAAAGTCCATATTATCCTCCGTATTATTGTATTGTTATATGTCTTATATTTTCGTATTTGTAGCATTGCTACAGTACTATTTATAATAGTTACACTCATTATATACCATTTATTTGAGTTTGTCAAGCATGGTTGAGTATGTAATATATTCAACATTCTTATTGTTTTTCCATAAATCTACTACACAATTTATAGGGTCGCTGGTACCCACAGGTTTTTCATTTACTTTATAAAACTTAATGTCTTTATATTCAGTAAACAAAGCACCCCATTGTATAATCCAATTTTCACAAGGTGTTTTACCATTTTGTTCTGCAACATAGTTAGTCGTACCCTTGTAAATATTATTTACTAAATGGTTATAACTTTCTAAATCATGACCCAATAGATAAATTTCTTTCAATTCTTTTATTTGTTCTACTGCAATTCTACCACTTGTTGGTCCTGCAGCCCATCCTAAATCTTTTTTATAATTTTCTATCAAGTCTGTTATGTTGTTTGAATAATCAGGTTGATTAATCCAACTGACATTAATTGATGAATGATTTATTTGTTTTTGTATAACCTCTTTTGTTTTACCTTTTGCCTTACCACTTTTAATTATGTTTGCAAGACCTGATAAATTAGAACCATGAAATACAAATTCTTCAGCATTCGTTCTTTCGTTTTCAATATGTTTATCATAATATTCTTTTATTTCATCTCTGGCAATTTTATCAATACTACTATAAATCATCATGTCATAATGCATAGCAGGTACTTTTGTCCAGTCTCTAAACCATGCCTCGTTCTTTTGACAATAACCACTATTGTATATCTCATGACATATGCCATGGTCTACTGCAACAAGTACATCAGGTGTAAAGTCTCGATACAAAGCATTACAACCATATATCTTACCATGAGGTCTTAACTGTTCTAAATCAAAACCTTTTCTACTTTCACCATTACCTATACAAAATGCTTTACTCATTCTATCTCTGGTTTATAAATTTCTTGTTCATTACTACCAATAATAACATCAGGTCCTAAATGTACTCTACTTGCACATGATGTTAATATTAATAGTGAAAAGATTATGATATATTTCACTATACACAACCTGTCGGTTTCGGCAGCCCACCATACTTAGCAATCTTCTTCATTGGTCCTGATTCAAACACTTCATAAAGTTTACTTGCCTTTCTGTCCATACCAAATTGTTTTGCAAAGATTCTAACTGCTGGCACAGTACCACTCTCGTTAAACATTTCTCTTGCCTTTTCAATGTATGTTTTTATTTCATCAGTAATTAAAAAACCATCTTCTTCGGCCATTTGAATCATAACTTCTTCTGACCAATCATTTGTGTTTTTTAAAAAACCGTCTCCATCTCTGTCTAGTTCCATATCAATCTTGCCTCCTGATATCGTTCATAAATTATTAAGTACCAATCTGTAAAAAAATGATAATTGATTATACCTACTAACATAATTAAAGAACCAACTACATTAACTACTATTAATGACCAATCTTTCCACAAAATACCTACTATCAACCAACCTGTAATACCTACAAATTGAAAGTACATATTATATGGGTACATATTACTAGCTGTAGTTATG